CTGCCGCAGGGTGTCTTGCCTACGTTCCGGTAGCATTGATACATCAAGCCACTTGGATAGAGGGCGTCCATGCATTCCGTTCCGGTTCCAGCAGCCAAGGAAGGTAGCGCCTGGTAGGTTGCCATACGACGACAAATTACCTAAACTCCACTCACCTGCATATATGCCAAATTTGTCCCTTAGGATACGCTGTACATCGGGTGGTGTCAAGTTGAGTGGTCGCTTACCACGTTTGAAACCAATTAACGTATCATCACCGTATATCCATAGGTCAACATTTGCAGGCTGCACTTTGTAATAGTCAAGCGAGCTACATGTCGCAAGCCAGTTACAAATACTGTCAAGAATGCTAGTCCAAGGACCGCTCCAATTCCCAAAAGTCGCCCTGTATACCCAGCCCCCCGGTAGTATTATGGTCTTAATTATATTATGGGCCATCTCATGCAGAATGCGGTAATCCCACTCTTCCCCGGGTGGTAGCATGGAACGGATGATGCCAAACGCGTCAACAAGAAGGGGTTCTGCGAGCCGGAAGCCAAAGCGCTTATGGTCTATTTCGAACTCGATTTCATTATCCTCAGATTGACGGGCATCGGACGACGCACCCTGCTGCGCACGATGACCAATCTTAATGTCACCGTGCCCATGCTTGAACACCTCCCCCACGCCTTGTGATATTGTACTACTTACAGCTGCGTTGACACCATCATTGAAGATAATTGCGCGTGATCGCAGCACGTCTCCATTGCCTGGTGTGGTCCGCTTAGCCCTGCCACCCAGTTGCCAAAGCCCCGCCCCCCCCAATATTGTAGTCTTGCTTAAAGTTGCGACATGTCCTGCCAGTTGTTTAATGGATTCCGAACACTGCGCACGGGTGTAGCCGAGTCCCTCCAAGGCAATACCCGCCGTGGCCTTGCCATTGCACTTAATTCGGCCGACCTCGTCCCAACGAGCATCCGATAGGATTCTTCGTAGTCCGAGCTTGTAGCCCCACCGCTTGATTGTGCCTTCAATTGTTCTGGTACTTGCACTGTATTGTGGTGGATCGCCAAGGGTTGTAGCGAGGTCGGCAAGATAGGTCTCCTTCCCTGGATGCACGATGAGCCTATCTGGCTCAAAGACGTCACTCCCATTAAAGTATTGTCGTGCATGCTCTGCAACGAGGGGGCTTGAATTGTGCCAGGGAGTTGGTCGCATGCCATACTTGATATTGGTGCGTCCAAGGAAGTGGAGCCCTGCATTGGGCTCAAGGGGGGCGACGACGCATTGCTGCTTGGCCCGCTCAGACAGATGGGGGTTGCCGAGCGCACGCTCGTTCCTTTGATGGTCTTCTGTGGTGACTGGAGGGTAAGTGCATGTCTTAGTACGTCTAACTGGCGCGGGGTGAACGTAAATGTAAGAGTTGTATTCCTGTTGGAAGATTGGGTCGCTAGCAGATTTCCGCGGTCTGAACTGGCGAGCCCTACATCCCCATCGGATCCATGCGATTGTAACTGGGACGTTCCCGTAAGTGAATTCATGGTGAATTCTGTCCCAGGCCTTTGGGTTGAGTGCGACCTGTAGGCGCTCGAGGGCTGAAGCCTCGTCTCCGCACTCAGCCTCAGAGGCGAGTTTCCTAAAGTATGCGATTGATTTGTACACGATATGATCTGACGGCCAATGGGGGTGATCCTCGTTCCAAGCCTCGAGTCCGATTCCCCTGACAAGTTGGCCCCCCCATCCCCTGAGTATGTTCCCCACCATGCCTCCCAATTCCCGATCCGGGTCAGGCACCCACTGGTTGTCCAGAAAGGAACTCCTGTGAATACCCCACAAGTTGCGCATTCTACGAACGCCTTCCAGCAACTCAAAGCTGGCGACGGCTCCCCCGAGCTCGACGCCGTTGACCGGACCCGGGTTGCCGATTCCCTACTCAATTGGCTG